TGGCGGCGAACGCGGCGGTCAGCATCGCGGGCATGGACGATCTGCATGACGCCTACCTGAAGGACCGGGCGCAGCATCCCGGCGAGCTTCCGGTGGTCCGGCTGGACAAGACGAGTCCGATCGTCACGACCGGCAAGGGCGCAGACGGCAAGCCGGTATCGAGCCAGAACTACCAACCGGTGTGGTCGATTGTCGGTTGGGCGAAACGCCCGGACGACCTGTTGCCGCCGGGGACAAAACACCCGGACGGCCATGTGGCCACTACGGCGGCGAACGATGCGGCGGCGCGGCCGGTCGAGGTCGCGTCGATCGCGGACGACTTCTAGTGCGGGTGACTTGGGCCAGGATGTCCCCTGCATCCTGGCCCCTTTTTTTGAGGTTGGCCGTTGCCGATGATCACCATTTTCGACGGCGATTGGGAAAAGACGCCTGCTTGGGCGGCCATGTATCGTGGCCTTGGCCTACAGGTTGTCCCGGCCCATGCGCCCGGCGACGGCGGTCAATGGAAACGCCCGAGGCTGGAGGAATGGACGCAATTCAGGGATGAACTGGCGCCCGATGCGGTGTTCGACCGCTGGTATCATCCGCAGACCGGCGAGCACAAAGAACGACAGAACATGGGGCTGATCACCGGCCGCTGTTCGGGCAACGTGTTCGCTATCGACCTGGACCTGAAGCCGGAAAGCCGGGCGTTCGCGTGGTGGTCGCAAATCCTCGATATCCACAATGACGGCGACGAACCGCTGACCGCAACACAGCGGACCGGCGGCGGCGGGCGGCAACTGCTGTTCCGGGCGCCGCCGGACTGGACGGTCCCGACCTTCAAATCAAGCTTGTGCGTGGATGTGCGCGGCCAGGGCGGGTTCATCATGTGCCCGCCGTCGCTGCACGAAAGCGGCAAGGTCTACGCGTGGGAGTTCTTCCGCGAACTGTGGAACGTGCCGATCGCCGACGCCGCCCCCTGGTTGCGGCATGAGGTCGAACTGTTGCAGCACGATTTTGCGGGCGACGGGCGCCGCCGGGAGTCGATCGAACGGATGAAGGCGGAACAAGCGATAAGCCCGTTCGGCCGCACGCTCGACGGGCGGGAAGACAAGATGATGCGGGCCGTATGGGGCGCGGTCATCGACCTTCGGCGCGATAGCCCGATTACGCCGCCGCTCAGCGTGCAGGAAGCCGAAATCGAGCGGGTGTGGGGCCAATACGAACGGACCACGAAAACCCGGCTGGAGCGCCGCCCTGACGAGAGCAACGGCGCGGCGCTTGACCGCGAAGGGCGCGGCCGGGGCGAGCTTGTCCGCAAGTGGGCTTACGCGATGAAACAATGGGACACGAAGGTCGCGGAGGCGGCCAAGGTCCCAAAGCCTGAGGACGCCCCGGCCCCGGCGTGGGGCGCAGCCCTGGTATCCGCCCCGGCCCTGGATTCGACTCTCGAAATCCCTGACAGCCCGGACCCGATATCCGCAGGCGATTTCCATGGCCAACCGCCCGAACGGCTGTGGCTGGTCCCGGACTGGATCGCGCAGAACGAGGTCAACAGCCTGTACGGCATGGGCGGGACCGGGAAGTCCCTCCTGGCGCAGCAACTCGCCTACAGCATCGCGACCGGCGAGTCCTGGCTCGGGCTCGACGTGAAGCCCTGCGGAACGGTCTTAGCGGTGCTGTGCGAGGACAAGCTGGACGAACTGCACCGCCGACATGAGGCGATCCGGCTGGCGCAGGGCCACGCGATCGGCAATCCGTACAAGGGCGTGTACCTGTGGCCGCGCTACGGGTTCAACAACACCCTCCTGACCTATGAGCACGACGCGCCGGTCTACGGGCCATTCCATGACCGACTCAAACAACAACTGCAAAGGCTGAACCCTGGTCTGCTGATCCTCGATACGATCCGCGACGTGTTCGGCGGGGATGAGCGCGACCCGCAACAAGCGAACGCTTTCCTGAAGACAGTACTCGGCGGCCTGATCCTCGCACAGAAGGAACGCGGCCATAGCCTCACGGTGATGCTGGTCGGCCATCCAAGCGTGCTCGGCGCGAAGGAAGGAACCGGGCTAGCGGGCTCCCTGGCATGGGAGAACGGGGTCCGGTGCAGACTCTACCTGAGCAAGCCGGAAGACGGCTCGGGCGACGAACGGACCCTAGCCAAGGGTAAGGCCAACTACAGCGCCAGCGGCGCCGAAACCGGCGTCTCGCTCCTATGGCATGACGGCGTGTTCGTGCCGACCAACGGACCAGAGATCAGGGCCATCGTGAAGGACCGTAACCTGACCCGGCTGGTCAGGGACAAGGTGGAGTTCGCGTGGTCAACGAACCGGCCCTACACGGCCCGGCCAGGGCATGACCGCGCCCTCTACAAGCTCCTGCCCGAGCAACTGAAAGACGGGACCGGGTGCAACCAAGCGACCGCCTTACAAGCCATCAGAGAAGCCATAGACGACGGTCTGATCATCCTTTCGAAGAATAGTAACAAGCGCGGCTGGAAACCAGCCGGGGCCGCAGATGACTAAGCAAGCCATTGAAAACAAAGGCATAAGCGATGGGTAAGGCGATGAGGAGTCACATAAGGCGTTGGAGAACAAACAGGGGGAAGGCGATGCCTAAGGCGTTGCCGATTGCACCAAGCGATGAAACGGAAAAGCCGAATGAAAACAGCAACTTGGCATAAGGCGATCGCGCAGGCTGTACGCCTTACCCTATTACATCGCGCGCGTGTATGTGCGCACCCCTTCACCCGTATAAATATCCCCTACGGGGATAGATATTTATACGGAGAGAAGGGGCTAAGGGAGGAAGGGAACAAGGACTTCGGAATCGAGGTCCGCCGTGCGGCAAGGCGGTTGGCTTTTGGCGTGTGGCCACGCCAATCGCCTTACGCGCACGGCGGTGTCCGAAGGGGTGTTCAGGTTTCCGCGACGGACCGGGGGCGGACGTGACCGGCGATCTGCTGCACCCGGCCAGCCCGAGGCCGAAAGGGCGCCCGAGGGGATCGCGGTCCAGCCCTGACGCGAAGTGGCGCCGAGGCGCGATCGACGGCACGGATTCGCTGAAGCGGAATACGGCGCAGGCGATCCGCAAGGCGGAACGGAAGCTGTGCAACAGCATGGCGCATGTCGTCCGGCCACGCGAGGCGGACTATGCGCGATGGCGGGCGATGGAAACGCACATCGCCGCCCTCAAGGCCAGCCTCGCGAAGATGGGCGCCCCTGAAAAGCTCCCCCGTAGGCCCCTCAAGGTGAAGGTTGTCGCGCCGGTCGGCGGTCAAGCGAAGGCGCGGTTCCGCAACACGGCGAAGCCAGGAGGAAATTCCGATGCCACGTCCTGATTGGTCGCTTGTCTCGCTTTGTTGGCTCGCCTCGCTTCGGTCAGGCGCGGCTCGCTCAAACCTGGAGGGTTTTCGCTATGCCGCGCCCTGAATCGTTCGTTTCGGCCTTCGGCCTCGCCGAACTCATAGGGTTCGGCAGGCTCAACCCAAGAGGGTTTCGCTATGCCGCGCCCTGACGACGCGACCCTGATTCAGGCGTTTGGCGAGGGGATCGAGGCGGCCCGGATCGAGGCGGACCGCAAGTGGGGCATGGGGCGGCTTGAGCGGCTGACCGCCCTGGAGAACCTCGATTTGCTGGCCCGCTTCCGGCGGCAGGAAGCGACCTGGGCGGAAACCTATTCGACCTGTTGGACGGCGGATTTCCTGACGGCTGATCTGCTTGGCCAGCTTCAGGCGAAAGCCGCCTCGATGCAGCGGGCGTTCGCGGCGCTGGACGCATGGGCGAGCGAAGCGGGGCACAGGCCGGTGGCGCCGTGGGTGTGGGAGGCGACCCTTCAGGACGGGACGATTGTCGCCCTGGTCGAGGACGACGCGGCGGCGAGCCACGTCATCGCCGAAGGGCGGGCGGTCGCGGTGTACACGGCGCGCGAGGTCGCGAACGTGATCGATGCGATCCCGGAGGCGCTGAAGCTGGCGAAGGCGACCTGGACCGGGGCGAAGTTCAAGGCGCCCGATGTACACCGCAGCAATGGCGAGTGGATTCAGGACGGCGACCCGATTCCGTTCGGGGACGAAGCGGACGAACAAGGCGATCCACCTGGCCAAACGTCACGAACCGATCTGATTGCGCAGACGGGCGGCCAGCCGATTGGCCAGCTTCCGGCGCCTGAGGACCACGAAAAGCCGCGCGACCTGTCGCTAGCGGGCAAGCCGCCGCCGGTCGCGAGTGGCCAGCTACCGGCCAATTGGGAGGATGATTTCGCATGAACATCGTCTGGACGGTCGAGCAAACCGGGCTGTTGGCCCAAGCATGGCGGGCCGGACAGGCGAGCCGGGAAATTGGGACGATGGTCGGGATGTCGGCGTCGGCGGTCCGCTGCAAGCGACGGCGGCTCGGGCTACCGGCCAGGAGCGACGTGAGCCAGGAGGCGACCGAACGTCAGCGCGGCGCGGCCCTGGTCGGGTCGAAGGTCGGGCCAAACCCGAACCGGAGCGAGGCGGCGCCGCCGCTCAACGGGTCGATGCCGCGACCCTGGACGCAGCGCGAGGCGCGCGAATGCGCTTGGCCGGTGCTCGGGTTCGGTGACGAGACGTTGTCGTGCTGTTTGCCGGTCGAACTGCACAAGCCGTACTGCGCCGGGCATATGGCGTTGCTGCGGCGCGAGCCCTGGCCGCCCGTTGATCCGGGCAACGTGGTGCTGTTTCGTCGCCGGGCTTAGGCGGGTCCTACGGACCCTTACAAGCTCGGCTGATTGCCTCTTCGCTTGACGGTCCAAACGAACGCTTTGAACGGGGCTGATCGAATCCGCTTCGCAAAGGCGTTTCGATCATGGCTGAAACCCGTCCCCCGCGTGATCCGATCACGCAAGATTCGACCGGGGCGAAGGCGTCGCCGAAGCGGTCCGATCTGCTGAACAACAAGCCGCGCACCACGTCCGCTGGGTCCAAGGGTCCGGCGTTCACGACCGGCGACGACAAGACCTCGGCGCCGTGTCCTTCGGACCCTTACGACGATGAGTGATCCTGGCGCCCGTCCCGTGGTGACGCTGGTCCGGCGGCCGATCGATCCGGTTCCCTATTCGGACGAGGTCGCGAACGCGATTTGCGACGCCATCGTGTGCGGCTCGCGTGGCCTCGCCTACCTGTGCGCCACGCAACCCGGTTTTCCTTGCTATCGCACGGCGCGGCGCTGGATCGCCGAGAAGCCCGAGTTTCGGGCGATGTATGACGAAGCAAAGATGCTTCAAGCGGACCTGTTGTTTGATGAGGTCATTGAAATCGCGGACAACGATTCCGAGGATGTGCTGACGATTACCCGCAATGACGGGCGCCAAGTGCGGACCATGAACCGCGAGTTCGTGCAGCGGTCCGATTTGATGGTGAAAACCCGGCTTCAGGTCTGCGGAAAACTGAACCCGAGGAAGTACGGCGACAAGCTGGACGTGAGCGCCACGCTTGGGTTCATCCCCTATGAACAGGCGCTCGCGCAGCTAGTTTAGGCGGCGGCCAGGCGGAATGCCGCAATTTCAACTGTCCGAAGAATCAAAAGGAATCCTCCAGCGGTTCAAGGACGATTTGGAGTATTACGCGCCGCGATGCCTGAAGATCAGGACCAAGGCGGGCGAGCTTCAGCGGTTACAGTTCAACGGCGTTCAGGACTACGTTCACGGACGTTTAGAGGCGCAGCGCAAGCGGACCGGCAAGGTTCGCGCCCTTGTGCTCAAGGCCCGCCAGGAAGGGCTTTCAACCTACATCGGGGCGCGTTTCTATCATCGGGCGGCGTTCTTCAAGGGTGTCCAGGTCTATATCCTGACGCATGAACAGGACGCGACCTCGAACCTGTTTTCGATGGTCGAACGGTTCCACCGGCATTTGCCGCCGCATCTTCGTCCGGTCACGGGCGCGTCGAACGCCAAGGAATTGTATTTCCCGACGCTGGACAGCGGTTATTCGGTCGGCACCGCCGGTTCAAAGGCGGTCGGCCGAAGTAAAACCGTGCAGCTTTTCCATGGATCGGAAGTCGGGTTCTGGCCGAATGCGAAGGATCACTTTGCCGGGGTCGTGCAGACCGTGCCGGATATGCCGGATACGGAGATTGTGCTTGAGAGCACGGCGAATGGGATCGGCGGCGAGTTCCACGAACGCTGGCAACAGGCGCAGGCTGGAGATGGGGATTATGAGGCGATCTTTGTTCCGTGGTTCTGGTCGCTGGATTATCAGCGCGCGCCCCCGCTTGGTTTCGACCTGAATGAAGAAGAAGAGGAATACGGTCGGCTATATGGTTTGACTTTGCCGCAACTTGTGTGGCGCCGGTATAAACTGCTTGAATTGAAGGACCCGGCGCTGTTCCGGGCTGAATACCCGGCGACGGCGGCTGAAGCCTTTCAGGCGACTGGGCATGACAGCTTCATTCCTTCGACCCTGATCCTAGAGGCGCGCAAGCGGACCTGTGAGGCGGTCGGAAGCCTGATCATCGGAGTCGATCCGGCGCGGTACGGGGATGACGCGTTCGCGGTCGCGTGGCGGCGGGGGCGCAAGGTGCTGAAGGTCGAACGGCGATACAAACTGGACACGGTCCAGGGCGCGAATTGGGTGCGTCAGATTGTCGAGAACGAGAACCCGGTAAAGGTGTTCATCGACGTCGGCGGTCAGGGCGCCGGGGTGGTCGATCTGCTGAAGGATTGGGGCGAGCCCTGGTCGAGGGTTTGCGAGGGCGTGAACTTCGGCGGCGCCCCGCAGCAGCCGACGCGGACCGGGCCAAACGGCGACCTGATCCCCGGACCGCGCAACCGCCGGGCGGAAATGTGGATGGAGTCGAAGGATTGGCTGGACGATCCGGGCGGCGCCGATATCCCTGATGACGACGCCTTGCACGCGGACGCGGTGTGCCCTGGCTACAAGTACGACGCCCGGCAGTTTATCGTCCTGGAGAGCAAGGACGATATCCGCAAGCGCGGCCTCAGAAGCCCGGACGGATGGGATTCGGTCGTGCTCACGTTCGCCGCGCCGGTCGTGGCCAAGGAAACGGGCGGCGACCGTTACCGGCGCCGCCCGTGGCAAGGACTCCTTGATGACATATGGGGAAGGTGATCCGGTTCGCCGCAAGCGGCTTCACCGTCTCGCCTTCCGTCGCTTCGCGGGCTTCGCGCTTACGCGTTGTAGCCCGCTTGCTCAGGGCCGTCGTCAGGCTTGGCGCAAGCGCCGTCGCCTGACGCTAGCGACGCCGCCTGATCTGTTCGGCGATCCAATCTTCGGCTTTTTCGAGGTCGCTGCGCCCCACATCCTCCGGCCAGCCGCCTTCGCCTTCCTGCCCGGCGAGCATGGCGGTGACGGCGGCCTGCATGGCCTCAAGCAGGCGGCGTGTCAGGCGTGGAGTCGTCGTCATCCGCGCCGCCTTGTTTTCGGCGCGGGCGGGACCGTAAAGCTACAAATTGCTAGGGGGTCTACAGGCGCGGAAATCGGTGCGGGCTCTGGTACACCGGCCGGGGGCTGAATCGCCGCCAGCGGCTTTCCTTGCGCCGGTTTTGCGGCGTCCAGCATCAGTTCGATCGCGCAGCGAACCGGACCGGGAACGGGTTTCTTGCCGGTTTCCCAAAGCCGGACCGATTGGCCTGGATCGCGGCCGGACAGGTACAGGCGCCGCCCGAGGTCGGCGGCGGTCAGGCCAAGGCGCTTGCGCGCGGATTGCAGGTCGTCGCCGGTCATTGCATGGATTTCTTTGCGGTCTTGTAGGCGCGCACTTGCCTGCGGATCGTATCGCGCTTTTCAAGCAGGGCATGAATCCAGACGAGGCTGAAGACGACGCCGATCACGCACGCGGCGCCGCGCCATTCGTGCGGCATGGCGGCGAGGGCGACGACGGCGGCCAGGAGCGCGAGCGCGCTCCCGGCGAGGATCGCGGCGACCAGTACGGCGCTGAGCAGGTAGCGCCAGAATAGGGCGCCGATGATGAGGGCGGCGCAGGCTGCAAGGAGTCCGAGCATCAAGCGGACTCCTTCGCGGCGGCGTTCAGGGTTTCGACAACCCATCGTGCGAACGCTTCCTGATCCGGGTCGGCGGTGCGCCAGCCTTCGCCGCGCTTGGGCCGGACGCGCATCGGGATCAGGGCGACGGGCGCCCGTTCGCCTTCGGCGTCAAAGCCCATGATCGTCAGCGATCCGTCGTTCTGGCGCATCAGGTCGCCGCCCATCGGGTCAAAGCTCGGTTCGCCCCTGGCCAGGGCGTCCATGTCGGTTGCGCCCGACGTGGCGAGGCGAAACGGGCCTTTGAATTGCGGGTGCATCAGTCAGGCGTCCTTTTTGGCGGGCTGGCGAGTCATCAATTCCAAGGCGCGAGCGCGCAGGCTGTAAGGGTCAGGGCGCCCGGCAAGGCCAAGGGCGGCCATCGCGGCGTCAATCGCGGCCTCCGGGCTACCGGCCGAAAAGATGGTCAGCCGGGCGACCTGTTGAAGAACGGTCAAGGTATGCAGCGACTTCGCTATAGGGGTCGTTTCGGTCGGAAGGGCCATGGCGGTCAGTGCTTCAACAGGACCGTGAGGACGGCGGTCCCCAAGGCGCCGAACGCGGTCAACAGGGCGGCCCATGCGACCACCGGTTGCCAGTGGGTGTCGGCGCGCAGCTTGTCGGCTTCGGCGAACAGTTTGCGGGTTTCAGCGGCGAATTTCTCGGATTCCGCTTGCCGTTGGGCGATGCGGATAAGCTGTTCCTGAACGTCGATGCTCGGCGCGTCGGGGTGGGTGTCGGTCATGGGGTCCTTCATGGTGCAATTTGTACGCTCGGGCGATCCGCGCGCCAAGGCGACAGCTTGAAGCGCGCCTTCACGCCTTCCGGCCCGCCAGCGTCTCCGCTTCGGGCCTTCGGGCGATCAATCGCGATGTGCGGGCGGGGTCAGCGGATCGGGCATTCGTCAAACAGCCAGGACGGTCCGAAGGTGTTGCGGATTTCGTGAAGCGTGGTCCCCATGCCAGGGGCGCCGCCGCTCCAGATGCGGGCGTTGTACCAATAGATATGGCAAAGCTCTTCGCGCCAGTTGGCGCAGCCGGGCGAACGGTCGCGCTTGTGTTTGTGCGCGGCGGCGAAGGCTTCAAGGGCCGCGCGGTGCTGGTCGGTCAGGGTCGCCATGGCTTAGGCGTTCCGCAGCGCGAACAGGTGGACATAGCCCTTGTCGGTTTCGGCCGTGAGCAATGGTTTTTTCCAGTGTTCGGGCTGGAAGACGGCGCGGCGCAGCGCGTCGGCCGCGCTCGCGTGGTTTTCGGATGGCGAGAGCGCATGATTATAGCTGATCACGCGCTTGGCGGTTTTGCCGTAGGTGGCGACGACGCGCGATCCGCGCGTGTTGCTGGCGCCGAGGTAGCGGGTTTCGATTGCGGCGTGCATTTCGGGTTCCGTGTTTTGCAGGTTAAGCTTTGGTAATGAAAGGGCGCGGCGAGGTATCGCCTTTTGCGGCGTCTTGAGCGGCCATGGTCCAATGGTTGTATTCGGCCAAGTAAGCCGCTCGCGCTTGCGAGTTGGCGGGATGCTCCAAGCCGAAATTCCAAGCCAGATACGCCTTGTAACGGCGCAATTCAGCGATTTGAGCGGCGAACGACATTCGAAGACTTTCAGGTCTGGCCCGGTCACAACAACCGGGTGAGCCCCATATATACATACGCTGTACGTATGTGCCAAGCACAAAATGCGAGCAAGGTGCGACATATTGGACCGTGCGCGGTGTGTGCGTGAGGCCGTGGCGAAAGGTGCGCTGCGCTTGCTGGTCGATGGCGTCAGGCGCGTCAGGAACATGCGGTCAGGGCGCGTCAGGGCAGGTTGGAAGAGCGGGCTGGGACACGCGCAGACAGGCGCTAAAGCCCAATTGCAGGCGCGCGATTTTTTCCCGCTATTTGGGATTCTCGCGCGTTCGCTGTTCGGCTCAGCCGCCCGCCTGGCCGCTCGCCACAATCGCCTTAGCCGCCTCGCCTTCCCATCTATAGGGGAAAGGTCAGCGTTGATTCCATTGGGCTTTCCGGCGTTCCGGCCGGTTCACCACAGGCTTTCACCACAGGCGCGCCGCGCCCATGGCCAGTGTCTTAGCCTGCGCGCCGATGGCAAGCCCGCCCTGCGCCCCCCCCTCGAAAAACCAACCCCCACCACCCCCCTAGGCTCTCTTCGGGAGGGTGGGGGTGGGGGGCATGAATCTCACACCACCATCCGCGCGCTGGACCCTGTGACCCCGCGTGCGATTAATGACAGGTCAACTGACCACCGGCGGCCCGAAAAATCCGCCGCCGCGATTCCTCACACGCGAGCGCCCTTGCGCGCGGAAACGAACGCATTGACCGGGCCGAAAGGCGAGGAGCCCTGTGTCATGACCAAATCCCCCTATGACCCGTCCAAGGATCGGGACGAACACCGCCACCAGCGCGCGGATGACGACAAGCGCTCAAGTAGCGAAGCGGTAGCGCATGAAGAGTCCAAGACCCACGCCGAAAAGGTCGCCGAGCGCAACAGCGAGGACGACCCGCACAAGCGCGCCGAGCATGGCCTTCACGGCGAACACGCGGGCGCGCATGACTCGCGCGGGGGCAGCGAAGCGGTAGCGCATGAGGAAAAACAGAAGCCCCTGTCCGGCAAGGATAAGGCGGCGGTGGTCGACGGCGCCCGTGAGGCGTGGGCGACGCAGCAGCCGGTCGGCGTGGTCGACAGCCTTGGCCGAAGCTGGGCGTTCGAGATCGTCAGCAACCCGATCCATGGCCTGAAGCTGACCGTTGACGGCTTGTCGCTCGGGCTGACGGCGGCGCAGGTCGAGGCGAACGACCCGGACGCGGTGACGGCGGCGGTCGCCGATCTCGACAAGGCGGCTCCCGGCGTTTCGGCGCCGCAAGCGTCAGGGCCAAAGCCTGAACCGGCCAAAACCGGCCTGTAACATGACGGGCCGCTACGCCGTGATGGTTTGCCAGACCGATGACTATCCGCGCGTGATTATCGCCGACACGGCCGAGGGCGAAGTGTGGGCGCAGGTTGACGGCAAGGGCCTGCTCGACGCGATGGCGGCGGGCAAAGGCCGCTGGCTGGCGGATATGCCCGGCCTGCCGGTCCCGGTCCCCTATCCCGAACAGCTTGTTTGCGTCGCGCCGATGACGTGGCTTCGGGATTTCTGCCCGGCGGACGGCCGGGCGGCGTTCGATGATTTCAAGGCGGCCTGTGTCCGCATCGCCCGCGAACAGGCGGGCGTGACGCTCCAGTGAGGAGCGTGCGCCCATGAGCGACGTTCCTCTCGTTGCGGGCGGCAAGCGCGGGCCGCAGTTCGACGGGCCGCAGGCGCTCAGCGTCCCGCAAGACAATCCACCTGGCCGCACATCGAAGGACCCGGCCTCCAAGCTCGATGATGACGACCTGTTGGCGATGTTCGACCGCTGGGACATGGCCCTCACCGCGCATTGGAGCCAGTGGATCGAGGAAGCGCGCGGCTGGTACGACTTCAGGGCCGGGACGCAGTGGACCGAGATCGAGACGCAGCGGATGGAGGAAAACTCCAAGATTCCGGTGACGTTCAACCTCACCGAACCGGCGATCGACGCCGTCAACGGCGCCGAAATCCAGGACCGGCAACAGGTCCAATACTATCCGCGCAACACATCGCTTCAGAGCACCGGGATCGCCGACGTGCTGACGCAGGGCGCCAACTATGTAGTCGATCAGTGCAACGGCGATCAGGAAGACACGGAAGCTTTTCTGGACGCCCTGACCTGCGGCGTCGGCTGGACCGAAACGCGGGTCGAGGTCGAGGGATCGGTCGCCTCGATCGTCAAGGAACGGGTCGATCCCTTGCAGATCAAGGCAGACCCCGCGAGTCGAAAGCGCTGTTTCGAGGACAAGCGCTATCTGAAGCGCGAAATCCCGATGACGCGCGACGAGTTCGAGGATTTCAAGGAAGAGATCAATAGGCCCGACTTGGAGGAAGGCGATCTGGACGGCCAGGACTCGTCCGGCAAGCGCCTGACCGTCGTCAATCCGCGCCAGCGCTATACCCATGGCCTGCTCGGCGAGGGCGAAGACACCGAGGTCATCGTGTGCGAATGGCAGTGGTGGGTGCGCGAGACGATCAAGGTCGCGGCGATGCCACATCCGACCGATCCGACCGTCACCAAGCTGACGCCGCTGTCGGATCAGGAGTTCGCCGACGCGAAGAAGACCAACCCGGCGTTGAGGTCGGTCCCCTCCACCCGCAGGACCTATTACCGCGCGTTCGAGGGCGATGGCCAAATCCTGTTCAAGGAAACCATGCCGGAACAGGATTTCCGTTACAAGGCGATTACCGCGAAGAGGGACCGCAACAAGGGCACCTACTACGGCTTGGTGAAGCCGATGGTCGAACCGAACAAGTTCGTCAACAAGCTGTTCAGTGAAGTCCTGCACATCGTGCGCACCAACGCTTCGGGCGGCATGACTCTCGAAGAGGATGCGGTCAGCGACATCCGCCAGTTCGAGACCAGTTGGGCCAATACGCAGAAGGTGACATGGGTCAAGAGCGGGGCCTTGTCCGGCGCCCACGGCGCCAAGATGCAGCCGAAATCCCCGCCGCAGGTGCAACCGGCGTTGTTCCAGTTGATGTCGTTCGCCAAGGACATGGTGCAAGCCTGTACCGGCGTGAACGAAGAGATTTTGGGACTGGTCGGCCGCGAACAGGCCGGGGTGCTCGAACAACAGCGCAAGCAAGCCGCTTACGGAATCCTGTCCAGCTTTTTTGACGCAAAGCGCCGTTACCAGCGCAATCAGGGCAAGCTGTTGCTGACCATGATGCGGCTCTACCTGCCGGATGATTTCATGGTCAGGATCGTGCTCGAAGGCGAGCAACAATATGTGCCGTTGGCCATGGGCATGCAATCGGACGAGTATGATGTGGTGGTCGATGAGGCGCCCGCCGCGCCCAACACCAAGGCCCGCGTCGCGGCGGTGCTGATGCCGCTGGTCACGCAGCTTTTGCAGGCGCAGCTTATTAGTCCCAATGTCCTGGCCAACCTTGTGCAGTACCTCGATATCCCGGCCTCGGTCGCGCAGCAGTTGGCGCAGGCGATCACGCAGCAGGTCCAGGTGATGCAGACCCCGAATCCGGCGGTCGTCGCCAAGCAGCAGAGCGAGATCGAGAACACGCAGGCCGATACCGCTAATAAGAAAGCCAGCGCGCAGGAGAAACAGGCGAAGGCGTTCAAGTCGGTGACGGACGCCCATGCGCAGCACATCGGCCTCGGCGTCGATTTCATGCACGTCACCACCCCCCCTGGCCCGCCCGCGCCCGCGCCCGGTTCTCCTGCCGCGCAGGGCGCGCCGGGTCCGGGCGGTCCCGCTCCCGCTGCACCGGGCGGGGGCGGGCCTGCCCTGCCTGCTGGCGGACCGGGCGTGCGCCCGACCGGGGCGCCGGTCGCGCCGGGCTTAAGGCCGCAATCGGTCCCGCCAGGCGGACCGCCGCAAACGGGAGGGCCGCCCCGTGCTTAGGTCTCCTCGCCTTGTTGGCTCGTCGCCTGCCAGCCGCTCGGCTCCGATGGAGCCTCGCTATGGCTAGCGGCGCGATCATGGTGCTCGAACGGGAGATTTCCGCCCTCGCGACCTATGAACGGCGGCTGGACCGGCAGCTTGAGAAATGGCCGTCCGAGTCCGACAAGGCGCGCGGCGCGCGGCAGGCGAAGGACGTGTGCATCGAGCGGACTCGGGAGCTTCGGGCGGCGGTTTCGATCCTCAGAGGCAAAATGTGACCGCACGCTGCGTCATCAGCGTCAGGTGTGGATAGTGAACAGGTGATTCATGAGCGGTGAACGCGAAGGCGACGGCGAACCTCTAGAGTCGGACGTAGGGCTGGACGAACAGGACGCTGAAACCAGCCAGGACGATGCTGGCGCGCAGCAGGATGACGGCGGCGAGGACGATGTCGAAGAGAAAGCGACGAAAGCGCGCGAGGCGGCCGAACAGGCGAAACGCACGCAGCACGCCGGACAGGTGCGCCGGGAGAAGGCGAAGCGGCTCGCCGCCGAGGCGCGATCGGCCGAACTCGAACAGCGCATCGCCGATATCGAGCGGCGCACGGGCGGCCGGACGAACGAGGATGAACTGCTCGCCCTGATCGGCCAGCTTCCCGACACGGAAGACGATCCGGTCGGCGATATCGCCACCTTGAAGCGGGCGCTGAAGCTGTATCGCGACCGCGAGGTTCAAGCGCATGGCCAAACCCAACAGCAGGCGGCGATCGAGCGCGAGGTCAACAAGCTGCGCGGCGCGATGATCGAGTCGGAAGAGGATTTCGCGGCCGAACACGCCGACTATTACGACGCGGCGAAATATTACCGGCAGGCGCGCACCGACGAACTGCGTGAAGCGGGCTATGGCGGCGTGCACCTGGACCGCAAGCTCGCCGACGACCTGTTCGGCGTCGTCAGGATGGCGCTGGAGAGCGGCCAGGACCCCGCTGAACGGGTCTACACCCTGGCCGGGCGGCGGGGGTTCAAACCGGGCATGCGGGCCGCCGACAAGGCGCTCGACAAGCTCGGCGCGGCGGCGGCCACCGGAACCCGGCCGGTCGCCCGGCAGGCGGGCGGTTCGCTGACCTGGGGCGACGTGGCGAAACTCGACGGCGCCGCCCGCGACAAGGCGTGGGCGAAACTGCGCGAGCGTGAGAAGGCCCGTGGTCGCGGATAGGGACCGGCGATGAACGACCGCATCATCTATCGCGACCTGACCGCCAATCGCCGCCGCTGGCTCGAACAATTGGACCTGTGGCCGCGCAAGCGCCGGGCCGGGGTGGTCGCCGCCGATTGCGAACGGCTCGGCTGGACGCATCGCCTGCCGACCGGCCATGACGCCCTGACCCCGCTTGGCCGCACGGTGCTGCGCTGGGGCCGGGCCGATGTCAGCGAAAATCCGGCGGTCCCGGTCGTCAATCCGGGGGCGGCCCGATGAACACCCGCGCGTTGCGCACCGCGACCACCCGTTACCTCGACGCCGAAGCCCGCTTGGCCAAGCTGCGGGGGCGGCTGCTGACCCTGCTGTTCAACCAGACCGGCGCCCCGGATCACATGACCGCGTGCGAGAAGACCATGGGCGACACGCATCCTTGTACCTGTGGCGCCGACGCCCTGCGCCGGGCGCTCGGGCGCTACACCCTTCCTGAAGACGATGAGTTGGGCGGATGAGCGAGCTGATGGTGAAAGAGGCGGATACCGGCTACCGCTGCATGACCTGTTTTTGGGTGATCGACGGCGACGAACCGGGCGCCCCGCGCGAGTGCCGCGAATGCGCGCAACCGGTCCTGGAAAACGCGCGAGCGGCGAACGGAGACGAAGGCCATGATTAGCCTGCTGATCAGCCTGCTGGTGGTGGTGCTGATCATCGCCATTGTCTGGTGGGCGCTCCAGCAACTCAACCTGCCGTCGCCGATTCGTATGGTGGTCGTGGTGGTGGTGGCGCTGATCGCCATCTTGATCCTGTTGCAGTATGTCGGTTTACCGGCGCTGCGGCTGCATTAGGCGAGCGCGGCCTGCGCGTCTTCGATCTTGCCGCTAAGGATCGCGACTTCGTCTTCAAGCGCGGCGACCTGAGCCTGAAGTTCGGCGATCTGCGCTTTCTCGGCGTCGCACGGGCCGGGCTCGGGTTGCGGCGGGACCGGCTCCAGCGACGCCCGCCATGCGTCATAAGCCTGAGTGTCGTCCGGGCCGGTGGCGGGCGGGACTTCGACGTTGCCGCGTTGTTCGATGTTCACCGGCTGCGGTTCGCCCGGCACGCCAACCGAGACAAAGGCCGAATTGTCGATCAGCGCGCCGTTCGTCGCCTCCTGGCGCACGATGATCGAAGAGCCGATATCGGCGTAGGGCTGCACGAAGTTCTCGCGGACCTCAAAATCGACCGTGCGGGCGAGGTTGACGCCGTTGGTCTGCGCCCCCCGGATCGCGTTGCGCAACACCCGGATACGGCGCCCGTCGCCGACGAAAATCCCCTGTGAGGCGCCGCCCTCGCCGCGTTCATATTCGTTTTCGAGGATGTCGATGTCTTCCGAAATCGAGGCGCCGCTGTTGGCGATCTGGCAGAAATCCGGGTGCACGCCTTCGATCACGCGGGCGTTGGTCCCGTAGTTGAATTGCACCAACAGGTGACTCAGACCGCTGAAGAACATGAAGTTCGCGCCGATGTCGTGAAGGTCGTTGTCCTTTATCTCGACGCCGTCACAGGTTCCTTGGCGGTCGGCTTGGCCGTCGATACCGTCGCCGACCCAACAAACCTCATTACGGTAGACGTGCACGCCTTTCGAATTGCGAATCCAGACGCCGGTTCCGAGCGGCGTTCCGTCTTCAGCTTGGTGCACCTTGTTGTAACGCAGGGTCACGTCCTGCGCCCACCCCATCGACACGCCGTATTGCGCGGCCGGGGTCATGCGGATGTCGAAGCCAAGGATGATATAGCCGCCGGTCGGCGCCGCTTCCTGGCCGCTGATGCTGAACCCGCTGATGATCGGGTCGGCGCCCTCGGCCGGTTCGATGGTCACGAACGGGGCGGCGTGCAGCACCCCGGCGGGCACGCTGCAAACGCCGTAGTCGCCGCTCGGACATTGGATCACGTCGCCGGGGCTGGCCTCATTGCAAGCGGTCCAGAGGGCGTCTGAGGTCGGTTCGGGCAGGATCAGGCTGGCCATGCGCCGCGCCCTCAACCCGTTCGTTTAAGAAGGCAACCGGCGCAGGCCTTGAGCGTGGAACACCGCCTCAAACTCGACAGGCATGATCACGTTGTCCGGCGCCTCGGCGAACATCGGCGCGATCTGCTCAGGCTGGTAGCCCGCGAGGCCGCAGCCAATCGGCGTCAGGGTGAAAAACAGGTTCGGGTTGTTCCCGGCGTAGGTCAGGAAACGGTTGACGCCGACGCGGATCGTGGCCAGCGGCAAAATATACAGCTTCCCGTCCGGGAATACGCCTTTGGTCGGGATAGCGTAACTATCGCCCTGGCGGCCCTCGCCCCGGCCTGTGATGGCGCCACGATGATGCAGCGCCCACAAAGCCGCGCCCTTGCCGTGGCGTCCGGCGAGGTTCGATCCGAACACGAAGATCGGGGGCTCCGGGGTCATGGCGTCAGTTTCTGTTCGATTTTCCTGATCCGCGCCCACACGCGACTCTGCTCTTTCGTCCAATGCTGGCGCCAGTTGCCCGGTCCCTCGCGCTCAAGTTTCGCCATCAACGGCAACAGGGCGTAGAGCACGTGCATTTCCTGGATTTCCCAGAGCGGCGCGGTCATAGCGTCAGTTTCCGCTCGATCCGGTGAATCTCATGCTCGATCATCCGTTTTCGCCGGACGTACTTGCGCTTTTCCCGCTGATCGGCGGCGGTGGTGATCAGGGCTTCGGCCGCCCTAAGCAAGGCGTACAGGCGTTGCAGCGGGTCCGGGTGCTCTTTCACCTGGCGGATGGTCACAATAGCCGCCGATGCTTTTCGACCATCCGGCCATGCTGCGCCACGGCTTCGGGCCATGTCGTCATGCGGTATTGATCGAGCACCTTCCCGAGAGGGTCGAACACCATCGTCTCGAACAGGCGTGGCGGCTTGCCGAGGCTATGGCCGACTCCAAGGAAGATGGTCGAGACGTGGCCGCCTTGCGGAAGTTCGGTCAGATCGACGCAGCGGCGTTCAGCGTCTTCGAACCAGCGCGCCCAGGTCATCAAGTCGGATTCGGGCACGGGCTCGCGGGCGTCATTGAGGACGTAGAGATGGCTCATAAGGGTCCCTCCAATAGAGCTTTTTCCAGCGCCCGAACGGCGTCTTCAAGGGTCGGCGCCCGGACATGCGCGACCGGCGCCAGGGCTTCGGTTTGAATGGTGTCGGCTTCAGCTAGGGTGATCGAGCCGCCGCGCGCCACGATAGCCGCGTTCCGGCGGCGGCCGACTTCCGGGTGGTAGGCCGCCGGGTAGGCGCGGGCGTGGTAGCTGTCGCGGAGGATGAGGATTTCGATTTTGTCGAGCGGATAGCGTTTCAGAAGCATCTTCAAAGCAGCGTCGATCTTGGCGACGCTTGGAACATGGCTGCTGACCAGTTTTGTTCGTTTCTGTTCAGAACTGTTCGACAAGACCACTCCTCCATCAGGTGCAATTTGCACCCTACACCTTGACCCGTGAAACGAACACCTTCAACGGGCGAAATTCTCGACTAGTCCGCGATAAGGACTCGATGCGCCGCCGGGGGCTGTAAGCCCGGCTTTCGGGGACCGCCAACGTCATCGGCGGGGATGCAAAAACCTCATCAGAATGAGGCCCCCCGATGGCCGGAACTGTCTATGGCGTGAACGCGCCTGAAGCCGTAAAGCTTTGGCGCTCGCAACTCGCCCGTGAAGCCTTGAAGGCGACCTGGATTCAGAAGTTCGTCGGCGATTCGTCCGACGATATCGTCCAGGTGTTCGGCGAAACCTCGAAATCGGCAGGCGACCGCGTGACTGCGACCCTGCGCATGCAGCTTACGGGCGATGGGGTCAGCGGCGACGCGACCCTTGAGGGCAATGAAGAACCGCTGACCACCTACACCGACAACCTGCTGATCGACCAGCTACGCCACGGCGTGCGCTCGGGCGGCAAGATGACCGAACAGCGGATTCCCTGGTCGATCCGCGAAGAGGCGATGATGGGCCTCAAGGATTGGTGGGCGGGCCGTTTCGACACGGCGTTCTTCAATCAGCTTTGCGGCTACACGCCGACCACGGACCTTCGCTATACCGGCAACAACGCGGTGATCGGCCCGGACGCCAACCACATCACCCGGCCGAACGCCAAGGCGGCGGACGAAGCCCTGGCGGCCGGAGACGAAATGTCCCTGGTCCTGATCGACAAGATGGTTGAGAGCGCCAAGCTCGGTTCGACCAACGGCGTCGGGCCGGTGATCCGGCCGGTGAACGTCGATGGTGAAGACCGTTACGTCGTGGTCATGCACACCAAGCAGGTCACACAGCTTCGGTCCAACACCAACGCCGGACAGTGGCTCGATATCCAGAAGGCGGCGATGACCGGCGACGGTTCGGCCAAGAACCCGATCATGACCGGCGCCCTCGGCATGTATAACGGCGCCGTCTTGCATGAATCGACCCGCGTCACCAACGGGGTCAACAGCACGACCGGCGCGCAAGTCGCAACCGCGCGGCGCTGCATCCTGCTCGGCGCTCAAGCGGCGGCGATCGGCTTCGGGGAGGGCCAGTCGTTCAAGTCGTTCGACTGGAATGAGGAACTGTTCGACTACGGAAATCAGCTTGGTGTTGAAGCTGGGGTGATTCATGGCCTGAAGAAGCTTCAGTTTAACTCGCAATCCTTCGGCGTCATCGTCGGCTCGACTTTCACCAACTAGGAGGGCGCGACATGGCTACGGGCGGTCGCAAGACCCAACTTCAGGTCATCCATGAAATCAGCGTGCAGTTCGGCTTCGGCCAGACGGCGGGCGTGATCGGCGTGCTCCCGGCCGGGGCGATCATGATGACCTGTCACATCCTGACGTCACAGGTCTGGAACTCGACTACCAGCCTGTTGAACGTCGGCACCACGCCGGGCGGCTCGCAAATCGTCGCCGGGTCCGATCTGCATGCGGCGGTGGCGCGGGTCGATACGCCGGTCCCGGCGGCGACCATGGGGCCGCTGGCGATCGACACGCCGATTTACGGCAGCATCACCAACACCGGCCCGGCGCCGACGCAGGGCGTGGCGACCATTTGGGTGGATTACCTGCCCGGCCCTGGTTAAGGCGGTGCGGGCATGCCGGATGACCTCGGCGACCTGAAGACGCGGATTCAAAGCGAGACGCTGCGCGACGATCTGGCCGATGTCCTGGCCAACGACCTGACCACGGCGATCCTGAAATCCATCGACCATTATGAATGGGAGCGGTGGTGGTTCAACGAGGGCCTGTTGACCGTGCCCTCAGTGGTCAACTCGATGTACGTCAGTATTGATCCATCAATTTTGCGTATTGACGTGATCCGGGCGGTGATCGGTGGGGTGCGTTACAGGATGACTGAACGTCAGGTCGATTGGATCATGGCCGCCTATTCAACGCCGTCTTATGGCCAGCCGACCGAATGGGCGATGCTCGGCGATCAAATCCTGATCTACCCGACGCCGAACCAGCCGTATCCGTTGCTGATGGAAATCGTGCAGCAAGCGCAACCGGTGATCGACGGCACCGACGACACGGTGTCGAACACCTGGACCACCACCGGTCAGGATTTGATCGTCGCCCGCACCAAGCTGCGGCTTTATCGCGACTACCTGTCGGCGACCGCGCAGGACCCGCGTATCAGCAACGCGATGGCGCAGGAAGATGAGGCTTACACCAAGCTGCGCAGCCAATCGAACCGGCGCATCGCGGTCGGCAGGATCGAACCGGCATGGTGACGCAACCATCCCCTTCGGCGGTCGCCCTGGTCGAACCGGCCGCGCCGATGTGGGCGCAGCGCATGGCGCTGAAGATGGTCGGGTTCTTCATGCCGATCACGCCGCGTGCGCCGATGCCTCTATGGACGGTGACGAAGGCCAACCTGCCGCCCGCCGCCGACTGGCCGAACACCGTCGTCATCGTCAGCGACCAGAGCGAACTCGCGATCAGCCTTGGCGGCGCGTGGTTGAAGATCAGCACAGGAGGGCCGGTGTGATGGCCAAACTTGGATTTCCGAATAGCAACCTCAATCCCGCCAGGCGGAAGGCCGTATTCGCGAAGAGGTCCGACAAGACGCGGACCGGCGCCGCGAAAGGGCTGCTTGGCGGCCTTGGTCCGGCCAGGGCCGGGTTTCGGGCGCCGAAGCCGCCGGGGATTCCGGGCGTGCCGAAGATACCCGGTCCGAAAACAGGAGGATGGTGACATGCCGCCGATCAGGAAGAGCGGGTCTTTCAAGGGCAAGAGCAACGCGCTGGGGCATGGCGGCCGGGCCGCGCAACTGAAGGCGCAAGGCGTGCCGGGCGGGGTGATCGGCAATCTCGCGCGCAAGGCGCACGCCGCGCCGGGCCAGAAGAACTATCACGGGAAGCGCAAAAGCTAGATGCCGTCGTCTTACACATCTTCGGCGCGGTTCACCCTTCAGGCGACCGGCGAGAATAACAACACCTGGGGCGTGATCCTCAATCAGGGCGTGTTCCAACTTGTCGATGACTCGGTCAACGGGCGGCTGGCGATCAGCCTGTCCGGGCCGCACACCCTGACCGTGAACCTCGGCGCGACCGACGAAGCGCGCATGGGGTTCATCGACGTGACCGGCGGCTCCGGCGGCGTGATCACGGCGCCTTCGGTGTCCAAGAGCTACTTCGTGCATAACGGCTCCACGGGCGGCGTGCAGCTTTCGGCGGGCGCCTCGCCCTCGCCCGTGTTCAATTCGGGCGACGCCGGGCCGCTGTTCACCGATGGGACGACCTTCTATCCGGTGCTGATTGGTGGCCTGACGGTGAAAGCCTATGCCGACGCGGGTGACGCCGCGCAAAAGGCTTACACCGACGCTTCGATTGCTTCGGCCTCGGCGATCAACCTGCCGTCCGTGTCCGGTCACGCCGGGCAGTTCCTCGGGACCAATGGGACCGTCGCTCTGTGGGAGCCTGCGCCAATTGCTTGGCGTAATCGCCTGATCAATGGCGATATGCGCATCGATCAGCGCCACGTTGGCGGTCCCCAAGCGCTAACGCAGGGCGCTGTTTTCTACACGGTGGATCGCTGGAACGCGGTGGTCGGGAGTGGTGGAACCGCGACCGCTAACGCTGAGCAAACGACCCTGAATTGGGCGCCGGTCACTCTGACGAGGACCGCCCTACAGGTTTCAGTCACCACCGCCCAAGCGACGATTCCGGCCGGTATTGCCGCTGGAATTGGCCAGACCATTGAAGGTTTGAACATCGCCGATCTGGCTTGGGGCACGCCTAACGCACAGCCAGTCACGATCTCATTCGTCATATCTGTTACGGTCGCGGGCGATTATTTCGTCCGCTTGGTCAATGGCGGCGCCGCACAAAGCTATGTGCACAAAGTCACGCTGGCGGCGGCGACCACAACTAAGGTGTCGTTTACCGTGCCCGGCCCGACAAGCGGAACCTGGGCGACGGACAACACGGCGGGCGTGACCCTGTCGATATGTTTTGGGTCGGGCGCGACTTATCAGACCAGCACGTTTGACGCTTGGCAGGCCGGGAATTTCGTCTCCGGGCCTAGCCAAGTGAATATGCTGGCTACAGTTGGGAACGGCCTGTGGTTGACGGATGTGCAACTTGAACCGGGGGCCGTGGCCACGTCATTTGAACGCCGCGCTTATGCTGAAGAATTGAGGCTTTGCCAGCGTTATTATGAAAATAACATGCCATTTGGCGTGATTCCGGCGGACGGAAACGCAATTGTAAATCACATAGGGCAAGCTTACACGGCTTCGAATGTCAATTTGGCTATTCCATTTTTAGTACAGAAACGCATTACTCCGGCGATTACCTATTATCGAGGGAATTTTGCGTCTGGAGCAAGCGGTCTGTGGGGTTACTTAAGCGGCGGATGGGCAATCTCAACTTCAACCACGATTAACGGCGCCGATACAAATATGTTTATTACGGGTGTCGGGGTCACAGGACAGACCATCAATTCTGCATTGTCGATCAGCGGCGGCTGGGCCGCCAATGCGGATTTCTAGCGATGAATCAGCCGTTCCAACCCGCGCAGGGCCTCGACTCCGACGACACGACCTTCAACGAGCTTGGCCGGTGGGTGAACGCCTCGCTGATCCGCTTCTACAACGGGTCCTGGCAGACGAAGGGCGGATGGGAGCGATTGACCCTTCAAGCGCTCAAGGGCGTGTGCCGCTCGACTCTCGCTTGGACCGACTTCACCGACGATCTGGCGGTCGGTTTTGGGCTGCACAATGGCCTGCAAGTGTGGCGCGACAACCTGCTGTACGACATCACTCCGACGCCCTGGACCAACGGCGAGATCGACGGGACCGGCGGTTCCGGCTACGGGACCGGGGCCTATAACGTCGGCACCTACGGCACCGTGAGCGACACGGAATATTACCCGCTCACATGGTCACTCTCGACCTGGGGCGACCAGCTTGTCGCCAACCCGCGCGGCGGGATGATCTACCAATGGGACGGCGTCTCGTCCGATCTGGCAGCGCAGGTTCCCAATTCGCCCGCTGAAGTGACTTACATGCTGGTCGTACCGCAGCGGCAGATGATGGCGTTCGGCTGCAACGAGGAAACCTCGGGGACCTTCAATCCCCTGTGCATCCGTTGGTCAGATATCGAGGATCAAACCGATTGGACGACCTCAGTCAGCAACAACGCGGGCGAGTACATCCTGCAAGCCTTCGGCCGGATCGTCACCGCGCGGGTCGTCGGCGACTATGTCCTCGTCTGGACGTCGGTCGGGCTCTACCTCGGGACCTACCTCGGCAATCCTGGCCAGACGTGGCAGTTCGAGAAGGTCGGCGACCACTGCGGCGCGATCAGCCCCGGCGCCCCGGTGGTGCAAGGCCAGAACGTGATGTGGATCGCGGGCGACCTGACCTTCTGGACCTACAGCCTCGGCGGCGTGCCGTCACAAGTCGTCTGTCCGATCCGTTCGATGTTCGCCAACTATGTGACGGCGGGCCAGTCGGACAAGATCATCGGGACGGCGGTCGCGCAGTTCCAGGAAATCGGCTGGTTCTACCCGGACACGCGCGACGGATTCGAGTGCTCGCGGCAACTGTGTATCGGGCCGGACGGCTGGAATCGCGACCTTCTTGCGCGTACGGCATGGATCGACGCCGGGCCGCAGTCGAACCCAATCGGCGTCGATCCGACCGGGAATGTGTACCTGCATGAAAAAGGCAATTCGGCGGACGGCCAGCCGATCACGGGGTTCATCCAGAGCGCCGATTTCTACCTCGGCGACGCGGCGGGCGGCCTGATGGTCAACGGCCTGTGGCCGGACTTCAAGAGCCAGCAAGGGCCGCTGTCGCTGACGTTGTACATGCGCGACCATCCGCAGGCGAAGACGGTGCGCACCAAAGGCCCGTTCACCCTGACGCCGGGCCAGGAACGGCTCGCGTTCCGGGCGGCCGGACGGATCGCACAGGTGCGCTTCGACTTCTCGTCTTCCCCGGCCTATGTGCGCGGCGGCAAGCTGGAATTCGACTTGTCCGCTATCGGCGGGCGTTAGGCCCGCGCGAGACGATTGAAATCCCAAAGGAACGGGTTCACCCGGCCTTGGGGATGGATGGCGAAGCTCTTTCCCTCACTCCGGCTGACGACCTGATCGACCTGGAAACGACGGTCGATCCGCTGCTGTCGCAATGGGCGCGGTTCCGCGACGGTTTCATCGAGGCGATGACCGACGACGGTTATTGGACCATCGAGGAATTGGAGAACCGGGTGGCGACCCGGCGGGCGTTCTTCTTCCCCGGCGCCAGGGCGGCGATGGTCGGTCAGATCGAGGTCTACCCCGGCGGCGCCAAGGTGTTTCAGGTGCTTTGGGCGACCGGCGACGTGGACGAGCTTCTGCGCATGGCGCCGGGGATCGAAGCGCTGGCCCGGATGATGGGTTGCGTTGAAATCCTGATCGAAGGCCGCGAGGCGTGGCGGCGGCTGTTGCAGCCGGTCGGCTACAAGTTGTTCAGCGTCACCTTGCGCAAGGCGCTCTAGGCCATGTCGAGCAAGACGCAGACCTCCAGCAACCAGACGCAGAACACGGCTTCGACCGCGACGCCGAACGTGCCGACCTGGATCAGCAACCCGTCACAGGCGCTCGCCGGTCAGGTCAGCGCGCTACAGGCCGGGGGTCCGGCCGCCTACACGCCCGGTGAATCCGCGCTCCAGTCCGGGGCGACGGCCAACGCCTACAACCTGCAACTACCGGGACAGTATAACGCCGCGTCGAATGCCCTAACCGGCATGCCGCAGGTTTCGGCGAACAGCACGATTGACCCTGTGACCGGGCAAAGCCTGCTGACCAATCTGAGCGCTTACGAAAACCCGTATCAGAGTCAGGTCATCAATCCGGTCCTGGCGCAGTACGACCAGCAAGCGGCGCAAACCCAAGCCGCGCAGCAGGCCGCCGCCGCGCAGACCGGCGCCTTTGGCGGGTCGCGTTACGGCGTCGCGCAAGCCCTGACCGCCGGGCAGTTGGCGATGGGCCGGGCTTCGACGCAGGGCGGCCTGCTCAACCAGATGTACGACACGGCGACCGGCCTTTCGGCGCAGGACGCCGCCAACCGGCAAGCCGCCGAACTGGCGACCCAACAGGGTCAGGAGTTCATGGCCGGGCAAAACCTGACAGCGCAACAGGCCAATCAACAGGCGGCGCTGCAACAGGGCAGTCTGTTGACCGGCCTCGCCGCGTCGATGAACCAGCAAAATCAGGGGAATATCGCCCTTCAGAGCGAGATCGGCGGCCAACAAACTGCCCTGCAAAACCAGATTTCGCAATATCCCCTGCAATATCAGGCGCAGCTTGAAAGCCTGCTTCAGGGCCTCAATCCGTCGCTGTTCACCGGCCAATCGACCACCGGAACCGGTCAATCCTCGGGAACCTCGACCACCACGCAACAGCCCGGCCTGCTACAGGCGCTCGGCGGCCTGACCTCGGCGGCCTCGATGTTCGCGCCGGGCGGCGGCGCAGGCGCGCTTTCGATGTTCAATCCGTTCAGCAGTGGCGGTTCCGTCCAGGGCGCCGCGCCGGAGTTCTACTAATATGGCCAGCCTGCTTGCCGGTCTTGACCTTTCACGGCTCCTGGCTCCGGCCGGGTACACGCCCGCAGCCAATATGCCGCCGCTCGCCCTCGGCGCCATGTCGCCCGCCAATCAGGTTCCGGCCTCGCCTGCGTCAGGACCGCCGCCCGGCGCACCACCGCCAGGAGCGGCGCCCCCTGACGGCGGCTCGCCAGGCGGAATGTCATTGCTCGATCCGTCGATGCTGTCTTCGCTTTCGTCGGGACCGGATACCACCGATTCAACGCCGCTTAGCCGGATCAGCCTGCTTCGCGATACACCGGCCAACGCGCCACCGGATCAGAGCAGCGCCGATCAGCCCGACCAGCCGCAAGGGTTCCTGTCGCGCTTGACGGCGACCGATCCGCAAAGCGGGCTCACATTCCGCGACAAACTGATGGCGCTTGGCCAGATTATGCAGGGCGACACGAAGGGCGCGCAAAGCTACCTGCAAAACCAGCGGGCGAACTACCTTCAGCAACGTCAGGTCGCCCTGAAGCTAGCTATATCGCAAGCCCAATCGGCGGCGTTCAGGAAGGCTTACACGAACGGCCGGTTTGATCCGGCGGTCTACGCCGCCAACCTGCCCGGCGCCGCTTTCGACGCGGACGATCTGACGAAGATTTACACCGGCCTCGATCCGAAGAAACAGCTTGTCCCGCTGCGGACCGGCGGCGCGGTTCCATGGGACCCGAGTTTGGGCGAAGCTGGGGCTCCGATTGGCGTACCACCTGAGAAACAGCCGACCGGCGTTTGGATCAATCCAGTGACAAATGCGCGTGAAGCTGATCCGGCGCAGGTTTCTTTTCAGCAGCAGGTCGCCAGCGCGAAGGGCGAACAGGCGCGGGAGACGAAAGCCGAAGTTCCCGGCAAGGCGCCGGGGGCTGGCTCCAAACTCGCGACGCCCGCGCAGATGGCGGCGTTGAAAGCCGAAATCGCCCGACGAAATGGAACCGTGACGCCCTAGGACAAAGCCGATGCCAGCCGCGACAAATCCTCTAGCGGGCCTGACCAATGCACAGCTTGCACAATACGCGGCGTCACTTGGCGTGAACGCCGATATGAGCAAGGCGACCCCGGATGCAACGGGGGGTTACAATCCAAATTCGCCGATTGCCAAATCGGACTCCGACGCGATTACGGAAGCAACCAAATCCGTTATCCAACAACAGAAAATGGCGGCGGCGGCCCAAGGATTCATGAAGGCGCAAGGTCAGTTAGCGACCGGTCCTGCTTATGCTGACACACCGGTCAATTTAATGGGTTTCCATGGCTCAATACCAAGCCTTGCGCGGCTGTATAATAACGTGGCCGATCCTGATAAAGCGGCGGCAATCAAAAACCTTAGCAATATTAACGCGGCGAATTGGGCGCAGATGCGACCGCCGGGTTCCGGTCCGATCCGCACGACGGAAGCAGAGTCGTGGAAGCAAGCTTTTCCGGGACCGACGAATTGGGGAACCGATAATCAGGCCATCGCAAATCGGCTTCAGAGCGAAGCTGATAGCGGCCTATCGCAACTTCAATTCGCGACCCGGTTTGTGCATAGCGGCCAGGGTAGCTATGCCGACGCGTTAACGGCCTGGAACAAGCAACAAGGACAGCAGGGTGGCCAGCCGGGTCAGCAGCCCGGTAATCCACGGGCGCAGACGAACGCCGCGTTGAAAGCCAAAAGCGCATCGGCGCAGCAGCAGAACGACCCGGTTAATCTGTTTGGAAATTAGCCAATGGTCACGAAGCTCGCCGCCTTCCGTCAACAATATCCGCAGTACAACGGCGTGAGTGATGCGCAGTTGGCGAACGCGCTGCATGCCAAGTTCTACAGCAAGATTCCGTTCGATCAGTTCGCCAGCAAGGTCGGGCTGAAGACGGACCCGGTGACAGGCGCCGTCGATACGCTTGAACGGTCGATCCCGTTCGCTGACGAAGCGAGCGCTGGCGTCAGCGCTTTAGCCGGACGCGTGTTCGGCGGCGCCCCAAGTCTGTCGAGTGCTTGGGCGAATGCGCGAGCACAGCAGAAGGCGCAGGCCGATGCGTTCCAAGCCGCGCACCCGTACTTGAGCGGCGCGGCGACCGGCGCTGGAATCGGCGGTCAGGTTGTCGGTGCGATTTCGAGCGGCGGCGCCTCCGAACTCCCGGCCGTCGAGGGGCTGCTCCCGAACGTGGTGCGCGGCGCGAAAGGCTTGCTCGGGATCGGCGATGCAGGCGCGCCGACGACGGCGAAGGGCTTGCTCGGCGCCGGGCTCAATACCGGCAAGAACGCCGTGACCGGCGGGACCTTGGCCGCGATCAACGCTTTCGCCAATACGGACGGCGACCTTCAGGCCCGCACAGATGCGGCGAAACGTGCAGCGCCGATAGGCGCCGTGATCGGCGGCGCCGCGCCTCCAGTCGTAGGCGCTGTGGGCAAAGGGATGCAAGAATTCGCCAACAAGGGCGCTACAGCAACGCAGAAGGCGGCGATGAAAGCGGCGCAGATTTTGAAGAACCGGGCGCCCGACGCCGTGACTCTCGATCCAGCCAGCGTCCCGGACGGCCAATTCCCGTTTCAACAGATGGGTGGTGGCGGTAAGAGTTTGGCGCGGGCTGTGGCGGCGACTCCTGGCCCTGGCCAGGATATCGCTCAAGCCCAAATCGCCACACGATCCGGGCAAGCTGGCCCGCGTGTGATGGTGGCAGTTCAGGACGCGACCGGCGCCAGCCGTGGTGACTATTACCCGACGAAAGATATGCAGACCGCCGCCCGTAAGGCGGTCGCCGATCCGCTCTATGCGCAAAGCGCCGCGACTCCGGTCAACGAGGTCGATTTTCAGCGTCTCATGGGGCCGATCCTCAACACCGATATCGGCCAGCGGGCGATGACCTCGGCGCAGCGGATCGCCGAGGCGGAATCGGTCGTGACCGGCCAGCCATCAACCTGGGACCAGAACATCATCAACAATGGTCAGGTGGTGAACGCACAGACGCCCGGCGCCCCGATGCTCGATAAAATGGCGCAAGGTTGGGATGAAGCCTTGCGCCCCTATTACCAGGGCGGCCGGTTGAGCACCGAAGGCCGGGCGATGCTCGGGCTGCGCAATGAGTTCGTGAACCGTTTAGGCCAGCTTGTCCCGGCCAATGCGCAAGCGCGGGCGGCGTGGAGTCAGGGCTCCGATATCCTCGATGCGATGCAGACTGGCCGCGATATCGTGCGCAAGCAAACCGATCCTGAACTTGTCGAACAATCGACGGCAGACATGACCCCGGAACAGCTACAAGCGCAGCAGACCGGCATGGCTTATGAATTGACGGGCAAGGCACAGGGCGACAACCCGCAAGCCTTCTATCGCCAGCTTACCAATAACCAGACCATGCAGCAGCGGTTGCGGGCGGGTTTCGCGCTCGGTGATGACGGCGATACGGCGTTCAACGCCTTCATGGACTCGATCAAACAGGAAGCTGACCAGCAAGCCACACACAACAACGTCCTGGCTGGCTCGCGCACTACGCCGTTGAAGGCAGACGTGGACGCCGCGAATGAAGCCGGGACTGATGAACCTGATGCGTCGGATAGCGCGATAGCCGGGATCAATGCAGTCAATGCGACCCGTAAATTCCTCAAGGCGCCGATATCAGGCAGTTTAGCGCTTGGGCTGAAGGGGTTGTCGAAAGTGCAGAATTTTCCACTAACCAACCCGGACGTGAGCCGCCATCTCGGTGAAGTGCTGTTTGGTCTGAAGTCGCCAGAGGATTTATTCGGTGCGGCGGCACAGGGGACGTCTTCGTCCGGCTATGACATGAATACGATGCTGAAAACAATTTCAGCAATCAATCGTGGAGCGGCCGGAGGGTTGAGCACCGGCCAGGATCAGCCGCCATCCGACCAATCGTGGATCAATCCGGGAGTCTAGTAGGCATTCTCACAGATGCTGTTGACGATCAGGCGAACGAGGAAGAACGGCCAGAACAGCGTATGCAAGATGGCCATGCCGATTGCTTTAGGCCAATAAGCGAAGCCATAAAAGAACGGGTCGCCGTAACAAGCAACGCCTTTCACCCCGAGCACGACCCCGGCGCCGATCAGGCCAATCAACAGGTACATAGGCGAACGCCTCCTTTGCGGTCGCGGCTTGTAGCAGGGGTCGGGTATGGCCCCAAGGCGGCATAGGCGCGCAGGAAGGCCCCCTACAGCCGTTTTCCCGACTCCCCAGCTACCCAAGGCCGCTCGCCGCGCCGTGGCCGCCAGTGGCCCGGATTTTCGACTCTGAGAGTCTACAGGCTTCGCGGTATCTAGGGGCATGACCGTTCTCGGTGTGGCGAAAGCCCCTTGCAAATCCTGCCCCTATCGCCGCGACGTGCCGTCCGGGGTGTGGGCGGCGGAAGAGTACGTGAAGCTCCCCGGCTATGACGGCGACATACCCGACCAGCTAGCGGCCGGGGCGTTCGGCCTGTTCCACTGTCACCAACGGGACGGCAACCTGTGCGCGGGGTGGCTGGCCTGTCACGGCCCACATAACCTCCTGGCGATGCGATTGAGCGGGGCTAAGGTCACGCGCCGGGCGTGGGATTACCGGACCGCCGTCCCGTTGTTTGGATCGGGCCAGGAGGCGGCCGAACATGGACTCGCCGATATCGACGCGCCGGGCGAGCGGGCGCTGGCCATGATCCACCGGCTTATCCGGCGGCTGCGCTAGATTCGGCCCTAATGCTACGCTACGGTTTGCATCATGGCTGACCTGTTCGCATGGATCGTGAAAGAGGCTGACGGGTCCGAAGGGCCGGTGGCCGCAGTCATTCCCGGTGTCGGGTCAGCGGCGGTCCCGTTGGTGTCCATGAAACGGAAAATCATCGACGCCTTGGCGCTTTACGCCGTCGCCCATGCCGCCTTGAGCGGCAAGCCGGTTCGACTCGTCAGGTTCACGGAAGCCGAGACACTGAGGCGACTTGGAGATCACGGTGACGCTACCGTTTGAAAGCCTGCGTCAATTTGTGCCAAACCCTGTGATAGTCGCGCAACGCCGTCGAAAAAGACCAGCAATTTCAACGGCTACCTTCCCCCTCGATGGGGAAATCTGGCGTTCGAAGCTGGTCGGACATGGGCGGTAAGTGCTTGCTTGAAAAGATATATTTTGCGCGTTCGGCGTAAGTCGTTCTAACTCAAAGGCGAAGTTTTAGCCCCGGTTCCGGGGTAACATTTTGAGGTAGAGAACGACATGGCCAAGCGCGAGAAAATCGCCCTGATCCACGGCAAGACCTTCACGTCCCTGATGGGCGAGACGCCCCGGATCGAAACGAAGAACGGTATCCAATCGACTGGCAAGGTGAACGACGGCGGCGGCCTGTGGCTGATCGTCGGCAAGGGCGAGCAACGCTCCTGGCTGTACCGCTATCAGTTCGGCGGCAAGGCGTGCGAACTGAACATCGGGTCAGCCCACAAGATCGACCTTGGCGCTGCTCGCGAAAAGCGCGCCGCCTGTGAAGCCCTGAAGGACAAGAACATCGACCCGCGCAGTGAGCGCGTGGCGACCAAGGCGGCGGCGAAGGCCGCTATCGTGGTCCGCCAGACCAGCAAGACCCTGTTCGAACTGGCCAAGCTCGCGGCGGTGGAAATCGGCCCGAAGAACCCGAAACGACAAGCCTATTGGGCCAACCAATTGAAGCCGGAATTGACGGCTGGCGTCGGCGGCATGGCGCCCGCCTCGATCACGCACGATGACGTGGTGCGCGCGCTGAAGGCCATTCGTGAACGGTGCGCTTGCGCGGAGCAAAGCCGGAAGGTCGAAATTCAAATGCGGCTCATGTTCGAGTGGTGCGCGGCGCACGGTTACATGGCGGGCGACGCCGAAAACCCGGCCGAGTTCACCAAGCGCCAACGGTTCCGCTTTGCGGCGGCGCCGAAGCGCAGCGTTGGCCATGCGCGGGTTCCGGTCGAACATGTCGCGGCGACCCTGGCTGATTTGCGGGCGCAGGAGGTCAACCCCCGGACCTTGGCCGTTGAATGGTTGGTGCTGTCCGTGATCCGGGCGTCGGCGGTGACGACGGCCGATTGGTCGGAAATCGACCGCGCCGCGAAGGTGTGGACGGTCCCGGCGGCGAAGATGAAAATCAAGAACGTCGGCGCCCACCGTATCCCCCTGACCGTCCGTCACCTGGAAATCCTTGACGCCCTGGTCGCGCTAGCGGGCGGCGAACAGCCGAAGTCCGGCCTGCTGTTCGAAGCGGTCGGCGGCGGCGAAATGCACGTCGATAAACTGAACGACACGCTGCGGACGGTTTACCCGCATCTGGTCGAGCGCTTCGACAACGAGAACGGTCAGTTTGTAGACAGGCGTCAGGCGTGTGTGCACGGCTTCCGAACCACGTTCAGGACATGGGGCGGCGACCAATTCGACCGGAAGGCGAAGAAGCGCATGTTCGATGAAACGACCTTGGAATTGTGCATGGCGCACGTCGTAGGCGATGCGGCGCGCAACGCCTACGACAAGAGCGATAACGTCGAGGCGCGGCGAGTGGTGCTAGACGCTTGGGCCGCATTCTGCGGCAGTACTAAGGTCAAGGCTTTCCGGGCGGCGGCTTGATCGCCGCTCGCTTCCTGGCCGCTTCCTCGCGGGCGGCCAGGAGGTCGGATTTCCAGATGACGCGCCGGTTGTTCATGCTCAGGTGCGTGATGAACATGCCGTCGCGCACCCGCTGATAGAAGGTGGTCCGGCCAAATTTCATCAGGCGGCACACTTCCCGGATAGTCAGTTCTTCGTCGTCTTCGTGATTCATTGCACGATCCTCCCCGGTCGCTCCCCCTCCCCCTGGAGCGCCGTCCCCGTTAATGGCCTTTGAAAAATCTCGTTAAGTCCGCGCCCGGCCCTTCAGCCGGGTCGATAGCCTGAAGCTGGTTGACGATGTTCGTTACCGTCTCGCCGATCACGTCCCCATAGTCGTCTTCAAGGCGTTCAATCGCCTCCTGTTGAAGCTGAAGGCGTTGCTGCAAACGAGCGACGATCCAGCCGGTGAAGATGAGGTACAGGTACAGGAACGGAATCCAGCCGGTCGCGGCCAGGAACAGGACAATCCGCGAGAATCGTGCAGTCGGCGGCACGATCCACAACAGAGCGGCCAACCATCCCGCTAAATAGAATACTAATCCGTAAATGAAGGCGCTGACGTAAACGCGCGCGACTGGCCCGGTCCATTGTTCTGGAAGCCTCAAAAGCAAATTGGTGATCTGTGATTCCGGCGCGGATGCGGTGTTAAGGGCGAATCTGACTTGGACATGCATTCACGCCTCCTGTGTCACCCGGTCGCGGTTTTCACGGACCAGCCTTTTGGGCAAGGCGGGTAGATCGCGCCCTTTTCCTTGGCCGCCTGAAGCGCGTCCTTGATGAAAATCGGGTCGGCGCCGGTGTTGGTGGCGATGGTCATCGGGTTCAGGCCGTTCATGCGCTGGCGCACGATGCTCTCTTGAAGATCGAGGTAGGCGTCGGGCGTCAGGTTCCGGCGCGCGGCGGCGCGGGCGACAATCGACGCCTGACGCGGGCCTACCGCGCTGAACGGCCCGAAGAACCGGGACGGCCGGATGACGTTAGACCCGGCCGCTGCGGCGCTAGGAGGGGGCGCCAGGGCGTTTTCCGGTTTCGGCCGGGCTGTGACGGCCGGGACCGCTGGCGCGGGCTCCTGGCCGTGATCCGCAAGCCGCCCGGTATAGGGGACCTTCAAGCCAGCGGCGCGGGCGTTGCTCAACCATAAGCTGATCGTCTTCATGTCGACGTCGGTCGCCCGCATCATTTCGGGGTACTGCGCCCCGTTCATCGCCATCTCGACGGCGAGAAGTTTGCGGCGAAGGTATTCGCCGGGCGTGACGCCTCGGGCGTCGGCGGCGGCTTTGACGCGGGACAGACCCTGGCCGCGCATGGTGTCGAGGCTGGTATGCCAAATCTTCGATTCCAGCGGGCGGCCCTTCGGCCCCCGGATATTGGGGAAGGTGATTCCGGCCTTCTTCGCCTCGGCGATGATCCGATCAATGTGAGCGCGGGAAAGGCCGCTCATTTCGGCCTGTATCTGTTGCGGATGCTGGCCTTTCTTGCGGCGGCGGATCACATCAGCCTCGGGACCTTGAAGGTTCTCGGGCAGGTCGTCTTTCGGCTTCACAGCCGGGGCGCTCGCGACCGGTCCCGCCAGGCGGCCCGCCTCTTTTGCTGGCGGTGGGGTGACGATGAACCCGGCGGCGGTCAACAGCGGGTCCGGCATACCCTGGCCCGCCGGGGCGGCGCTGTACTGATCGGCGAGGGTGCGGGCGAGATGGATCACGCTGTCCCGCATCGGCCCCGGCGGGATGCGCCCGAAGGCGTCCAACAGCGGTTCGACGCCGGGCATGACGAGGAAGCGGGCGAGGATGACCGGATCAATGCCGGTCGAAGGGGCGGCTTTCGACAAGGGCGCGACTCCGGTCTAGCGGCGTTTTTGCCAGGGCCGGTCCCATCCTAGGACGGCCATGACGGTGGACATGGTGGCGTTCTGCGGACGTCGCGTCTCGCCGAAATACCAGTTCAACAAGGTGTAGCGGCTGACCTTGTGACCGACCTTTTCGGTTTCCTGTTCGATCTGTTCAAGGGTCATCCCGCTGTCTTCTATAGCCATCTTCACGGCGTCGAGATCGGGGTCCTTGTCGATCCAGGAATACGAAAGCCAACTCTGCGCCGGGATGAAATTCTTGTGCGTGTGCGGGAGCGGCTTCGCCCATTTCGCTTGGCTGCGGTAAGCGGCGGCTTGCGGGTTGGCGGCAGGCATGGGCGCCTCTTTCCTTCCGGCCTCCGCGTCGCGCTGATCCACCTTGGCGATGAAGGCCTTATGGTCCGGCTGATAGGCATGGATTGCCATCGGTCACTCCCCCTGGCTCGGTTGCGGGTTGCGGTAGAAGCCGCATCGCCTCTTGGTGGGCGGCGGCAAGTTCAGCCATCGCCTGCGGCCCTTCGGCCTCGGCAAGCTGGCGTAGGAACGGCATGCCGGAGTCGAGGCTCTCGATGGCCTCTTCGCGGGTGGCGCGGCGCCCTTGGGCGAACCATTGGACCTTGACCGGCTGGCCGATCCTGAACAGCAAGCCGGTTTCGGTACGGATTGGCTTGAAATTGAACGCCCACCAAACACAGGTCACGCCAGGGTTCCGGCCCAACATGACGCCCGGCGGCTCCTGAACGGCGGTCGGAAGGTCGCGCTCATTCCGCTTGGCCAGCGGACGCGTGAGGAACGGGCAGGCGTGGGCGGCGAAATCGGCGCATTCAGGATGGGAGGGCGGCTCGGCGGATACCCGATTGACAACGCACATCGGCCCAATAACGAAGGCAGAAATACGGCGAAGCTTCCGACCGCAAATCCAGCACAAATTGTCGCGAACAGCTAAACCGATCTTATTGAAA